AGAGTGAAGGTGGGTTGACTATTAATGTTGGCACGACTGAACAAATAGAAGAAATGGCTAAGGTCAATAAACCTAAGAGATTAAAGACTAAAGGTGATGATGAGGTCATTGCTACAATCGTAAAAGAAGAGGAGTAAAAGATGATTAACTATAAAGAAAGTTCATTGAGACCTAACGTATCACCTTGTCAGGCTATTAACTTCTGCCTAGAACAAATAACCACAGACACTTCTTTATGTTTAGAAGATAAAGTTGCTGCTAATCTAACTTATGAGGAATTAGTAGGAGCTTTAATGTTTGGTAGAGATTTAGTTAATGAACAGCTGCTCGAGTTAGAATGGGCTGAAGGTAAGTATGATGAGGTCATATTTAAAGAAGCTTAATGGGTACTTTAAATGTTGAGCTTCATCCTGCTCAATTAGAGATATTCAATTCAGAAGCTAGATTTAAGGTTGTTGCTGCAGGAAGAAGATTTGGTAAGAGTAGATTAGCTGCTTGGATATTGTTGATTAAAGCTTTACAGTCTGATTCAAAGGATGTCTTCTATATTGGTCCTACCTTTCAACAAGCTAAAGACATTATGTGGAATATGTTGAAAGAGTTAGGTGGAGACTTGATTCAAGACACCTATGAGAATACTGCAAGAATAACTTTAACAAACGGAAGAAGAATCTATTTGAAAGGTTCGGATAGACCTGATACCTTACGTGGTGTTGGTCTTGCTTATGTTGTTATGGATGAGTACGCTTCAATGCGACCTGATGTGTGGGAGATGATTATTAGACCTACACTTGCAGACGTAAGAGGTGGTGCTATGTTTATTGGTACTCCTGCTGGTAAGAATCACTTCTATGACCTTTATATAGATGCTAAGAAGGATGATGATTGGGAATCTTTCTCTTTTAACTCCACCGATAACCCTTATATACCAGAAGATGAGATTGAGTCTGCTAGAGGAGCTATGTCTTCTATGGCTTTCAGGCAAGAGTTTGAAGCATCCTTTGAAACCTTCTCCGGTGGTATCTTTAAAGAGGAATGGTTCTTACAAAGTTCAGAACCTGAAGAAGGAAACTACGTTATTGCTGTAGACCCCGCTGGTTTTGAAGCTTCTGAGAAGGAAAGAGGGCTTAAATCCTCTAAATTAGACGAGACTGCCATTGCTATTGTTAAGATTGACCGAGATAAGTGGTGGGTTAAAGATATTCTACACGGTAGGTGGTCTATTAAAGAGACTGCCACTAAGATATTAAAAGCTGCAGAGGTAAATCAAGCTACAACTGTAGGTATTGAGACTGGTTCTTTGAAGAACGCTATCATGCCTTACCTCGAAGATGAGATGAGAGCTACTAATCGGTTTATCCACATTGACGAACTACGTCATGGTGGTAAAAAGAAGTCAGAACGTATCACTTGGTCCCTCCAAGGACGTATGGAACACCAACAAATCACCTTTAATGAGGATAAGGACTGGAGATTCTTCATTTCACAGATGCTTGATTTCCCTTCACGTCTTTCACATGATGATTTACTAGATGCCTTATCCTATATAGACCAAGTTAGCATTGCAGACTTCTCTCACTCTATAGAAATGAATGATGATTGGGAGCCTGTTGATTTAATTTCAGGTTATTAATGTAATTTAGTCATTTATAGGGCTAACTTTATGATATATTACGACTAAATTCCTATGGAAATCAAGCACTTATGTTCGATGATAAAGAATCCCAATATAAAGCACTAGCTTCATGGCTGACTTATAGGTTAGAGAGCTGGCGCACACACCGTGATGTTAACTACGTCACGCAGTGGGATGAATATTATCGGTTATGGCGTGGTATCTGGGTAGAGTCTGATAGAACTAGGCAATCTGAGAAATCACGCATCATATCTCCAGCTTTACAACAAGCTGTTGAGAGTTCAGTCGCAGAATTAGAAGAAGCTACCTTTGGTAGAGGTAAATGGTTTGATATTAAAGATGATATGTTGGACCAAGACCCTTCAGATGCTGAATTTGTACGTAACTTGCTCCAAGAAGATTTAGAGAAGACAGGTGTTAAGGATGCTGTTTGTGAAATCTTCTTAAATGGTGCTATTTACGGTACAGGTATTGGTAAGATTGTAGTTGAGCAGAACATAGAGCGTTCTCCAGCTGAAGTTCCTGTTGATGGCACTATGGCGTACTCTAGACAGATTGTGGAACGTCCTATTATCGATGTTAAGGTAGAACCTATCTCACCAAAGGAGTTCTTAATTGACCCATCAGCTAATTCCATTAATGAAGCGCTTGGTGTTGCACATGAAGTTATTAAGCCGAGGTATCATGTTGTTGATGGTATCAAGTCTGGCATTTATCGTGATGTTCCCTTGGATGGTAGCTATGACACTATGCGCTTTGGCTTCGACCCTGAGACTCGTATGGCAGATGAGTCCGACTCGGTTAAGATTACAGAATACTGGGGTCTTGTACCTAAACGCTTTCTTAAAAAGAATAAAGACCAAGATGACTTTGAATATACTAAGAAAGAAGAACTAGTTGAAGCGGTAGTTACTATTGTTAATGATGAATATATCCTTAGAGCGGAAGAAAACGCTTTTATGATGAAGGATAGACCGTTCATTAGCTACCAACATGACATAGTTCCTAATAAATTCTGGGGTAGAGGTGTTTGTGAGAAAGGTTACAACCCTCAAAAGGCACTAGATGCTGAGATGAGAGCTAGAATAGACTCTCTTGCCCTAACAACTACACCTATGATGGCTGCTGATGCAACCAGATTACCAAGAGGTGCCAAGTTTGAGGTTAGACCTGGTAAGACAATACTAACGAATGGTAACCCACGCGATGCGCTTATGCCATTGGACTTGGGAACCACAGACCAGAACACGTTTACCCAGGTCGCCTCACTTCAAAACATGATTCAGATGGGAACTGGTTCTGCTGACGTAGGTAATGCTGATAGAGCTACCTCTTCAGGTATGTCAATGGCACAATCTGCTTCTATTAAGAGACAGAAGCGTACATTGATGAACTTCCAGAACACTTTCCTTATCCCAATGATTAATAAATCAATGTGGCGTAAGATTCAGTTTGATGTTGAGCGTTATCCTGTAGCTGACTATAAGTTCGTACCTTATTCAACTATGGGTATTATGGCTAAAGAGTTAGAAATGACTCAGATGGTTCAAATGCTACAAGCTATTCCTAAAGATTCACCTGCTTTCCATGTGATTCTACTAGCAATGATGCAAAACTCCTCTATTCACAACAGAGACCAGATTGTTAATGCTCTTCTACAAGGACAGCAACCAAATCCTGAGCAACAACAGATGCAACAGATGGCTATGCAGTTAGAAATGCAACAAGCTCAAGCTGATATTGCTAAAACTAACGCAATGGCTGAAGAAGAAAAGGCTAAAGCTGCTAAATGGTACGCTCAAGCTCAAGAATTAGCTCCGAATGAGATTAAGATTCAAGAGAAGGTACTTAAACTTCAGAAAGAGGCTACTTCTATAGAGAAGACTAAGGCTGATATTGCTAATAAGAACTCTGAGACTGCTAGGAACATTCCAGAAGTAGACCATTTACGTTCTGAGACTGCTTTGAATATGGCAAATGCTAGGAAAGCTGGAATTGAGACACCTATCACATCAACTTATCAATGAAAACAGATGAGCAGTTCTTAAAAGATAGATTAAGCTTATTTGAAACAGAAGGCTGGTTAGACCTGATAGAAGAATTAAAGAATATAGAGATTAGTGTACGAGACGTTGACACTATGAACAATGAAAAAGACCTTTGGCACGCTAAGGGTCAGTTGCAGCAACTAGGTTTATTATTAAGCTTGGAAAGTGCAACTAAAATAACGATGGATAACCTATAAATAGACCCATCATAAAATAACTTCATAACCCTTAGGGGCGGAGACTAAAGTAATGAGTATAGTAGTAGATGAAACACCACAAGCGGTAGAACAGATAACAGAAACACAGGAAGTTGTACAGGAAGCTCCACAAGAGCCTACTTATGAAGCTCCTGAGAAGTATGCTGGGAAAACTTTAGAGGATGTTATTACCATGCACCAAAATGTTGAGAAAGCATTTGGTAAGCAAGGTCAAGAGGTTGGACAACAGAGGCAATTGATACAACAGCTTCTAGATTCTAACACTGTTGAAAGTCCAACTACTGAAACAATAGAAGAACCTGTTAATTTCGAGGAGACTTTCTATGATGACCCTGCTAAAGCAGTTAATTCAGCCATAGATAACCATCCTGAGATTATCAAAGCTCGAGAAGGTAATGTTAAATCAGCTCAACAAGCTAATTTATCTCAGTTAGAAGTTACACACCCTGATTTTATGGATGTTGTAGGTGATGCTGGCTTTCAAGAGTGGGTAGGAAAGAGTGTTATACGCACTGAGTTATTCCGCAGAGCTGATTCAAGTTATGACTTTGATGCTGCAAACGAATTATTGGGAACTTGGAAACAAATCTCAATGATTGGAAAGACCCAAGAGGTCAACAAGGCAGAGAAAGTTAAACGACAAAAAGAAATGCGCCAAACTAGCTCAGAAACTCGTTCTTCAGGAGACTCCGTTGGTGGTAAAAAGATGTATCGTAGAAGTGATTTAATCGCTTTACAACAAAGTGACCCTTCAAGGTATGCTGATTTATCAGATGAGATAATGAGTGCGTATGCTGAGGGGCGCGTTAAATAATACTCAATAAGGAGAAATACAAATGGCAGCAAATTACGGAATGGGTACAAACCATACTACAACTGCAACGTCACTTAATTTCATCCCCGAACTCTGGTCGGATGAAGTTATTGGTGCATATAAATCTAACTTAGTTTTAGCAAACTTAGTTACTAAACTTTCACATAAAGGTAAGAAGGGCGATGCTATCAACATCCCTGTACCTGGGCGTGGTGCTGCATCTAAGAAAGATGCAAGTAAGCAAGTACACTTAATTGCAGACACAGCTGGTACTATTAAAGTATCTATTGATAAGCATTATGAATACTCAAAGCTTATTGAAGATATTGCTGAGACTCAAGCATTAGCTTCAATGCGTAAGTTTTACACTGAAGATGCTGGTTATGCTCTAGCTACACAAGTAGAGTCTGATTTGTTTGCTGCTTTAGTTACAGGCTTCGGTACAGCAACTCAAATCTCAGCCAATACTGCTGAGAAGTTATATGTGAAGGGTGATGGTACAACTTGGGCTTCTGGTGCAGGTGGTGTAATCTCTGATGACGGTATCCGTAAAATGATTCTTGGCTTAGATGAAGACGATGTTCCTATGGACTCAAGAGCTTTGGTCATCCCACCATCAGCTTCTAGTACACTTTTAGGGCTTCCGCGTTTCACTGAGCAAGCTTTCATTGGTGACGCTTCTGCGTTGAAGACTGGTAAGATTGGTATGATTTACGGCTTAGATGTTTATGTTACTAACTCTTGCCCTAAAGACGGTACTAACAGCGAAGCATTTATGTTCCATAAAGATGCTGCTGTACTTGCCGAGCAAGTTGGCGTACGTACACAGACTCAGTACAAACAAGAATACTTAGGTGATTTGTTTACTGCTGATACTATCTATGGCGTTGCTCAATTACGTCTTGAATCTGTTAAAGTTATGAAAGTAACTGTTTAATAGTTAGTTAAGCGTAGCACCTGTCGTCATGAGGGTGCTATTCTGAATTAATTATTAGGCTATTTATGCCGTTATTTACTTACACTTGCAATAGTAACCACGCTACAGAGTCTGTGGTATCCTATAGCCATCGTGAAGAACCTCAAGTCTGCTCTGACTGTGGAGAACCTTCTTATTTTAAACAGACATTCTGTACTAATTTTCAATATAATAAAGACTACAGTTCCTTTGGCTCTGATAGACACAAATGGAACTTACGTGAGAATCATAGAAATAAAACCGTAGGCAAGAGCTACGACTAATAAAGGATAACGATGCCAAGATTACCCCAACGTAATAGATTAGCATTAGCTGTTAAAGCTATGCGTAGAAGATTTAATATTATTGTTACTGCTGGTTTACAGCTATGGCATAACTACTCAGAAGACACACTAGATAAGTCCACTAATAGTAACCACGGTGTTATGCACACTGGTCGTTCACTAGCCTTTGATGG